ATCTAGACCAGCAGCATCCTTTCTATTCCAACTGGACATGGTAAAATAGGTTTATCTAAACTTTAAGGATGTTTTACGTGGCTTCTGAGCAGAATTCAGTGCAAATTTCAGACAATTTGCAGGCAATGATTAGCGAAAACGAATTGCTTCGTGAGTCTTACGCCTCGATGGCTGCCGCCATTTTGACCTTTGAGGACAACGGCTGGAACGACCTTGCTACCTCGACTGGCACTGATGGCTTTGATTTGACTGCTTTGCAGGATGCAGCCAAGCGTATTCGTGAAACCACAGAGGGTAACCCGCTTCTAAAGCGCGGATGTGGCCTTCGCACCTCATACATCTTTGGTCGTGGCGTATCATTTGCAGACCAGCCACCTCGTGTGCAAAAGTTCATCAATGACCCACGCAACCAGGAAGTGCTATTCTCACCTGAGGCACAGGTCATCAACGAACGTGCTAACTTCACAGATGGTCAATTCTTCCTACTTGCTAACGTAAAGACCAAGCAGTTCCAGCGTATTCCGTTCAATGAGATTACCGCTGTTGTGACTGACCCAGATGACGCAGAGCGTGTTCGCTACTTGCGCCGTACTTGGACTAAGCGTGAGCAGGAACTTGCTGGTGGTCAGGCTAAGGAAACCCAGATGAACGTCTGGTACCCAGTCGACACCTACACCCCAGACGGTGGCCGCTTTGCTGGCCGCATCAACAATCAGCCGGTAGACGAGAACTACGTCATGTTTGACTTCCGAGTCAACCGCCGTGCTGGTGTAATCTGGGGAGTCCCAGATGCTTTCCCTGCACTACCTTGGGCGCATGCATACAACGAGTATCTAAAGGATGGCTCTCGTATGCTAAAGGCTCTGAGCATGTTCGCTTGGCAGCTTAAGGCCAAGACGAAAGCCGGTGCCACAAATGCTGCTGCGACAATTGCAACTCCTTCTAGTGCAGGGTCTACAGCTGTTATGGGTGCTGACATGGAGCTTAGTCAGATGCCTAGAGGTTCTAGCATCAACCTCACTGATGGCCGTCCATTGGGCTCAATGGTGGCTTCTGCCCTTGAGGTCTCGGTTGTCGCACTTCTATCGGACCCGGGTTCCTCGGGCGCGTATGGCACGGCACAGACGCTAGACGTTCCAACCGTGAAGGCGATGGAATCTCGCCAGCAGGTTTGGTCATTGTTCTACAAGCGTGTGCTTACTTTCCTTGGTGCAAAGGATGACGCTCTTGCGGTCAACTGGCCAAAGATTGAGACCGAGCCTTCACAGCGTTTGACTCAGGCCCTCGCTTTGGCTTACGAGTCTGGAGCAATCTGGCAGGACGAGTACCGTGCTGCAATCATCGAGGTTCTTGACGTTCCTCGCCTGCATCTAACTGTGCCAATGGACGCTTCGACCGACCCTAATGCTAACGCAGATGCCGGTAGCGCAATCCCTTCACAGGGCAACTCAGGTGCGGTAGGTTCAATGCAGGATAACGCTAACGACCAGCGAGCCGGAGACAACGCTCCAATAGCTTAGTTATCATATCTGTATGGTATACTTGAATACAGTTAGATAACTTATTGGAGAATTATGACTGTTTCACTTAATGAATCACTTGCCTTTAGCGCAACTGGTTCTGGTAAGAAGTGGCGTATTAAGGTTATCGAGTCCGGTTGGGGCTCATCGGGCTACTACCCAGCAGAGATGCTGGCGGAGTTTGGCCCACAGGTATTCACCAAGGGCACTAAGGTCTTCATGAACCACCCTGGAATCTCTGAGGCGAACGACCGCCCAGAGCGAGACGTAAACCAGCTTGCTGGTAAGTTGGTCTCGGACGCGCAATTTGATGGCTCAGGCCTCGTTGCTGATGTCGAATTCTATTCACACTTCGCCCCAATCATCAAAGAGATGGCTGGGGATGTTGGTCTGTCAATCCGTGCGATGGGTGATTCCCGTCTTGGTGAGGCAGAGGGCCGACAGGGCCCAATCATCGAGTCGATGGTAGCAGACCCGCTAACCAGCGTAGATGTAGTAACCGTAGCCGGAGCAGGCGGCAAGTTCTTGTCACTGCTTGAGAGTTACAAAGCAAAGGACGATGAAGCATCTTCGCTCTCGGAGTCTGTATCGGAAGGAAATGAAAGCATGATTACTAAGGAAGAGTTCGAGGCAGCATTCGCTGACCTAAAGTCTGCCCTAGTTGAGGCTATCAGCCCTCTATCTGAGTCTGTAAAGACCCTAGTAGAGTCTGCAACCCCTGCTGAGACTGAAGGCACCGATGAGGCTGCTGAAGAGGTTGAAGCTGTGGACCCTGTAGAAATCGCTGAGAAGTTCAACGAGTCAGGTCTGCCAAAGATTTCGCTAAAGCGCGTAGCTGAGGCAATGAAGTCTGAGACCAACACCAAGTCTGTAGATGAGCTAATTGCTGACGAGAAGTCATACGTCACCGCAGTAAGCGAATCTGCTGTAACCGCCACCGTTGCTGACACCACTGGTGTTATCACCGAGGCAACCAAAACCAATTCAGCTGACGAGTTTGACGCAATCGTGTCACGCCTCGCTGGCAAGTAAGTAAAGGAAAGTAAATGGCTCTTAACGAGATTTACAAAGTAGCCAGTGAACTGGTCTTCCCTGTTGCAAGCACCGTTGTATCGGGCGACTTGGTTCAGGTTGGTCAGGTTGTTGGTGTCGCACAGCAGGATGCAGTTCTAGGCGAGGATGGCAACTACTACGCCACCCTAAAGCTAGACGGCGTATTCAAGCTCACCACCTCAGTAGCAGTTACCGTTGGCGCTAACGTCTACGTAACCTCTGCAGGTGTTATCAACGTTACCGCTTCTGGTAACAAGTTCATCGGTCACGCAATCAAGGCTAAGACTACGACCACCGCTGGTGACGTATATGTTCGTCTTGTTTCGGCAGCAGCGTAAGGAATAGACAATGACTGAAAACATCACTACCCGCCAGATTGAGGCTGCAAAGCTTCTCGAAGGTGCACTTCGCGGCGACCGCATGGACAAGCTCAAGCTTCAGGAAGGTATCTCTACCTCTGACCTACCTGTGCAGCTGAACCCAACCCTAAACAAGATCATGCTTGCGAACTACGCAGATCAGCCAAAGGTCTGGAACACTTTCGCACAGAAGCTTGTCGTAGACGACTTCAAGAAGGTTAACTACCAGAACCTTGCATACGAAGACGACGGCGTTGACAACATGGGTGACAAGTTCCGCGAGGGCTCACTACCTACCGTTGGCGAATACGACGAGTACCCTACCATCGGTTGGTTCTCACTAACCGAGGCAGAGTTCGCAGTTAAGAAGGCCGGTTCACGAGTACGCTTCTCATGGGAGTCAATCGTAAACGACGGCAACATTGGTCTACTTGAGCGTCTACCTCTAGAGCTTGCTCGCAAGGCAGCCGGTAAGGAAGACGAAGAAGTTACCAAGCAGCTAGTTACCTCTTCAGGTCTAAACACTGCTAACTTTAAGACCGCAAACCAGAACATCCTAACCGGAAACCCTGTTCTTTCGCTAGAGTCTCTTGAGGCTGCTATCACCGCTGCGAACGTACAGACCTACAACGGTAAGTCGATCACCCCTCTAAGCCGCTTCGTTCTAGTTGTCCCACAGGCACTAGAGCTAGAGGCTAAGAAGATTCTTGCTATCCAGCAGGTTCGCACTGAGATCACCGTTGGTGACACTGTTACCTCAACCGTTTCAGGCAACCCAATCGGTTCTTCGATCCAGATCGTTGTGAACCCATGGATCAAGAAGATCTACAACAACTCAGCAGCAGATAAGTTCTGGTTCCTACTTCCAGTTCCATCTGACACCCTAAACCCAGGTATCGTACTTGGCTTCCTACGCGGTTACGAGACTCCTGAGCTTCGTATCAAGGCTGACGGTGGCTTGTTCCTAGGTGGCGGTGCAGTTCCTGCTCGTGACGGTGGATTCGACTCAGACGACTTCCAGATGCGTATTCGTCACATTGCAACTGGTGGCTTCTTGCTTCCAACCGGTACCATCGCTTCAACTGGTGCAGGCGCTTAATAGTCCCTCACTAAAGATCTCCCTCGGCCTTCGGGCCGGGGGTTTTCTTTTGCTTGTAGGAATCTGCCTGTGCTATAATATTCGAGTAGGTTAACTCCTTTCCTACTGTGTGTGTTTGAAAACCGCCCTGTTGAGCATTTATCGCTCCGGGGCGGTTTTCGTTTATTTATGATAGAATAGACCATATGATCATCTTCCCGGACCACAACCTACCTCGCCAGTCTGCTGACTGGGGGGATAAGGTCGAGCAGGAAATAAAGAAGCTCGATAAAAGATCTGGCGGCGGTGCTGGTGCATCTGGTTCAGATGGCAACCAGGGACCGCAGGGTCCACAAGGAGAGTCTGGCCCACAAGGCCCGCAAGGAGAACAAGGTGTTCAAGGAGAAACTGGCGCTACAGGCGCTACAGGGCCTCAAGGCGAAAAAGGCCCACAGGGAATCCAGGGTGAGGTCGGACCGACTGGCCCTCAAGGAGCTCAGGGAATACAGGGCCCCGCTGGCGCTGATGGCTTGGAT